TTCAATACAGTTTGGCTCTTGTATTGGTTGTTGCGACCCTACTCCCTACTATCCAAAGATAGATTAGGGGGGCTTATGTTTGTAGAACTAAAAGGTGATGCCGAACAAGCTGAACTGTTCGCAAGGGGGCTACTAAAAGAGCCTAAGGACTACGGAACATTAGTTTTAGTTCCTTGTAGGCACAAGGTATTCTGCCGGACACACGGAACATTCTGGATAAAAATTAGATTTCTAAGATCTAAAAAGACACGATAAAAAAGTTTCTAAATGAGCTTGACTATTGCTATACGGATACACTAAATTAGTAGTAGTTAGGAAAAACCACCTAGCGGAAATGAGAAAAAATGTTTTACTTACAGACAACATCAACCCTAGTAAGACTTTCTAATGGAGAGACTTTTACTCAGTGCGAGATTTGCGGCAGGTGCTACGAGAATGAAGCTTGGGACAGAACCAAGATTTTCCGTAATGATTGGGCTTGGAGTTGTAGCCACAGCGACCAGGACACCGGGTTATTAGAGTAGTCCGGTTGCCGGTAATCCCCTGGTAGAAATGCCAGGGGTTTATCTTTACCAGGTGCGACCTGGTGCCAGGATCTAAAATCCAGGGACGAGCTTCAACCCTGGTGCCAGGATAAATTATTAGACACGCGGTAAATAATTATTTATTTATTTGACTATTTCCAGGCGGAGCTGGTAATGTTTTAGTAGTCAGGAAAAACCCCCTGGCAGAAAGAAAAAAAAATGAACCAGGAACAATTAGAACTGTTTGGAATGATAGTTGATGATGCGGGTATGTCTATTGACTATTGGGCTGATACAGCAGAGCACAGCACAGAGAAGCAGACTTACCAGATCACTTTATTACCGGACTGCGTTGATGAAACTGCCGGTGTAATTAGTAAGACAATCTCTTACCAGGATTTGCTAGAGGCCACAGAGAAGCTTGCCAGGGGCCAGGTAAAGGTAAACCCGACAACTAAGTCAGTCTGCCAGGCAATCATTAGCGACCCTAGTGATGTAGATTATGACGCGACTGATACGGACGTCATTGTTCAGGTTGCTATGTTCGGTGAAATAGTATTTGGCTAGTTAGCCAGCTAAGAGTAGTCCCCCAGGTGAGAACCAGGGGGATTATTTTTATGTCTGCCAGGGCAAGCCGAGCCTGGAACCCCTGGTGGATATGCGGTAGCTAAACCTGGCAAGCCTTACCAGGATCTAAATTATCACCAGGGGGAGAGTTGCCGGAGTTGCGGGGAGCTGATTGTGTTATGCGGGGTAAGGTAAAATATACCTAGATAGGAGCGTGCTATGGAGATACCAAGCAAAAAACTAGCTACCGCATTTGAAGAGTACAAAAAAGGAGTTCTTGAAGTAAAAGAGCTAACTTTAGAGGAAAATATGGACTTACAGTTTGAATTTTACAAACATGATAAGGAAATAACAGATCCCGAGGTCTTAAAATTTGTAAAACTTTTGATGGTTTCAGCTAGAAAGAACTATAAATAGTCTAAATACAGTGCTACAATTTTAGAATACTGTCCCAGGACGGTATGCGGGAGAACCCAACAATAACGACCCCAGTACTAACTAACCAGGAAAGGTAAGGTCGCCAATGAAAAAGTTCACGACAATATCAATAGCAACAGTTCTTACTGTTGTGGGATGCTCAGCTTCAACAAGCAAAGCATCTTCCGATGATGTAATGACAGATGCAGCACCAGGAATATCAGCAATGCCGGTATTAAATCCTAAACCCATTGATGCTTCTAACTTAATGGCTCAGAAGGCGCAAGCCGTCAGAGACAAGAAAGTCAGAAACACTATCAAGATGGCTAAGGTAGTTAAATACTTAAAGACTAGAGTTAACAGAACTTCATATGTTTTCTCTGGATCCTCTCCATACGGATGGGACTGCTCAGGCATGGTTCGTTGGGCTTATGCCCGGTTCGGATTAGATGTTCCACACTCAGCTAACAAACAAGCCCATGTAGGCACCAGGGTATCTCGCCCTGTGCTCGGAGACATCGTTGTGTTCGCGTACCCGGGAAGCACCAACTTCTATCACTCTGCTATGTATATCGGAGATGGCAAGATAGTTCATGCTAATCAAGCACGCAAGACAACCGTCATCGAGCCACTGTCTGCCTATAAGAATAGCCAGATCAGGTTTGTTAGATTGGTAACTCAAACACACTAAGGTGGAACAGCTATTAGCTGCTTAGCGGATCATACATTGATCTAAATTTAGAGAAGGTCCCCCATTTATGATGCGGGGGCCTTCTCACCTTTTTGAACACGCGATAGAATTTTAATACATACGAAAGGATGACTGATGGACCTACTGCCTGTATTCATATTGCCTATAACTTTTATAATCATTGCGGTGAGTCTAGTCGCCTTAGTCGGGCTAGCCCTGGTTAGTCTTGTTCTAGCGAGGACGGTTGACAATGCCGACTTCATTTCTGATATCGAGGAGTAATATGGAAACATTTATCATCATAGCTGTGCTGGCACTAGCCGTAGGCTTTGTATCTGCAACACTTTATAGCTTTATATGTCGCAAGCAAGTCAAGAAGGTAAAAACTATAAGCATAGCTATCGAGGCACCCACATGTGCTTGCGGTGACAAGACAAAGAGCAAAAAGGTTCAACCTTTGCTTGGAGTAGTCGCACCTAAGCTAAAAAGTGATGCGGTAGCTACTAAATCTAAGAAGAAAGCGGTTAAGTAATGCCAGGATGGTTGATAAAGCTTAGAGATGTTGTTTGGGTCTCAGTTATAGCAGTAGCACTTGCGGTAGTTGCTATAGTGCTTGCGGTAGCTAATGTAGGGTCTCCAACTCTTCCAATTGTGTTTGGACTGACGTCTATCACAATGGCACTACTTGCTCAGCGAGTATAATAAAGATCTAATCTTAAAAAGGAGGCCTTATGGCAGAGAAAAACCCAGAAGTGGCTGAAGAAGTCACTAAAGAGGATGCGGTAGTCGAATCTGAAGCAGTTGAAGAAGTAGTTGCACCTGTAGTTGAAGAGGCAGTATCTGAGCCTGTTGCTCCTGTAGTCGAAGACTCAAAGTATGCTGCACCAGTTGCGGTGACTAGAGAAGAGATCGAAAACTATCTACCTACACCAGCTGGCCCAGCTGTAGTTGGGACAGGTGTAGTCGATGATGTGATCCTATCTTCTTGTGTATACAAGAACAATGCTAACCGTAGATCACTAACCGTCTACCATGTTCAACGCAGGCTGATCGAGCTTAAGCTGTTGCAAGATGGCCTAGTCAAAGCCGGTTACTATGGGGATCTTACAAAGCAAGCAGTAGCTGTGTTTCAAGCAAACAATGCCATTGCTGGAGACGGCCTAATGGATGCGGTGACCTTTGCTGCATTGTTTGAAGGCGATCCTAGTGTTCGTGTCTCTCTCAACTAAGTTGCACATTTCAGATGCGGCCCTGCTCATGCGGGGCCGTTTCTACTATCATGGAAGTAGGAGGCTATATGGCTAAAAGTATTATGGAGCAGATTGCGATGCTCCCACCTGAAGAGCAGGCAAAAGTTCTATCTGGGATGGATGCGGACTCATTAGTTTGGGACTGGTCTGTTTGGGGAAGACCTGAGCAACAAGCACCTGAGGGTGATTGGAACATCTGGGCTTACATAGCCGGTCGTGGTGCTGGCAAGACTAGGACTGCTGCTGAGTGGGTGCGTGAAGAAGCTAAGCATACAACTACAGGCCAGAGACGCTTTGCTCTTGTTGCTAGAACAGCAGCTGACGTGCGTGACGTTATTGTTGAAGGTGAGTCCGGTATCATGAATGTCACTCCTCCAAGTGAGAGACCTTTGTATGAACCTTCTAAGAGAAGGCTGACTTGGCCTAATGGCAATACGGCTACTTGTTTTACAGCTGATGAACCTGACTCTTTGCGTGGTCCTCAGTTCACTCATGCTTGGGGAGATGAGGTTGCGGCTTGGAGGCAAACTCCAGATGCCGCAGGTATGACTGCTTTTGATAACTTACGTGTTGGAACTCGTCTTGGCTCTCAACCTAAGATTCTAGTAACTACAACACCTAAGCGGGTGCCTCTTCTGTATAAGCTGATCGAAGAAGCAAAGACTGGTCGTGTAGTAATCACTCGTGGTTCTACTCTTGATAACTCAGGTAACCTATCAGGTGCTTACCTAGATGCCATTACAGGAGTGTATGCCGGAACTAGGTTGGCTCAGCAAGAAATCTATGGAGAGATGCTTGATGATGTCGAGGGCGCATTGTGGACCTCAGAGGTCATTGACTTAGGTAGGCAAGCAGGTATGCCACTAGGAACACCATTGAGGGTTATTGGGGTAGACCCTAGCGTTGCTGAGAACCCTAGAGATGAATGCGGCATTGTTGTATGTGCCTCTACTGCTGAGCGCGACCTCTACAAGCGTCAGGCTTGGGTTCTTGAAGATGCTTCTGTTCTAGGTTCCCCTACTGTTTGGGCAGAGAAAGTTGTTGAGATGGCTCGCAAGTGGGGTTGTCCTGTTGTAGCCGAAGTCAATCAAGGTGGAGCATTAGTAAAGAATGCTATCCACACAATAGACCCTAACATTGTAGTCCTTGAGGTTCATAGCAAATACGGTAAGGCTCTTAGAGCTGAGCCTGTTACATTGGCTTATGAGCAAGGCAGAGTTCACCACGTGGGGTTCTTAGCCGATCTAGAATCTCAAATGTATTCTTGGATTCCAGGCGAGGGCAAGTCACCAGACAGAGTTGATGCCCTAGTCCACGCTATGACTGCCCTGCTTATCAAGCCGCCTAGTGGGTTCACAGGGGGCAAGATAACTGCTAGGTCTATGGGTAGCAGAAAGATAGACATAGGTCGCAAGAGTGGTGGGCTATTCAGGCTTAGATAAACTAAACCCCCTAACCTAGTAAGGCTAAGGGGGTTAGTGTCTAAGGGTAAATGAGAGTAAACCTTAGACTTTTAGAGAAAGACTAGCCCCCTACATAAGTAAGGGGCTAATCTAAAATCTAATCTCTTAGTAGAGGGTAAATCACAAAAGCCAGACTAACTAAGGCTCCACCTATCAAGCCGTAGGCAATAATCTCATCTAGGGTGTGAGCCTGTCCAGCCCCCCAAGCAACCATTAGGGCATAACCTATAACATAGGCACCAGCAAAGGCAGGGGTGATAATGACAGATGCGGCTAGTCTTCTCATTACATAAACCATTGACTTAGTTGTTTTAGTCATTTCTAATCTCATTTCATTTAGTAAGTCAGGCAACTTGCCTAACTACTTACAACACTAAGGCTATACGGTGAGTATGTCAAGCGTGTCGCATAACATTTTTGATAACAGCTTCATAACAAGTTTCGATCCAAAATTGAGGGCAGGGGTAAGGGCTAAGACAAGGGGGGGCAAGCCG